CCTTTTTTACCAATAGATTTTTGAACTGCCCAAGGATTTAGGCCTTTTGATTCTGCCCATGGCTTTAATGCTTTAATCGGCGGGTAATGGGGTTTAGATCTAGTAAAAGGCTCTGATAGACTTAAACTACCGCTTTTCTTAGGATCCCCGTGTACATACTTCGCATAACTACGACTTGAATATACTTTTATAGATTGTGGTAAACGTCCCTTAGTTTTAATTCTTTGTACGTGAATAGATCTCTTTAAGCTTCCAGAGTATTCCGGTGCGTTCTTAATTGCTTCCTTACGTACTAATCTACCCGAATTAGTCATTAGATCTCTTATTGGTTTGTTTGTAAGGCCTGCTAGATCTAGTCTTTTCTTTAACTTATCTATGCCTTGTATTTCAATTCTGTCGTTTACAGCCATTAAAGTTTTATGCCGGTAAGTGTATTCTTACGCCACCTTTTCAATAAGGCCATAGCGTCCGGATCAAACCTATTAAACAATTCTATTGTCCCAGTCTGTTCATTACCAAACACATTGAATGGCGTATCTTTTCTTTTAAACAGTCTTAAAGCTTGTATGAGGGTTGCTTGTTTAATATCTTCCGGAACTATTGAGAAGCCAAATTTAGCAGTAACTTTAACATTATTAATAATATCCGGATCAAATCTTTCGCTTGATCTAGTATCTAATATCTTTATTTGTGTATATGGCTCATAGTAAGAAGTTCCCCCTGTTATTTTTGTTTCACGAGGATTTACCGGTGTGAGTATGAAGTCTGTATTAATTGTTAGTGTCGTATCGTGCGTGCCGTCATCTGTTGTATCTAACTTAACTATTAAACCTGTCGCAGTTGATATGTCCGCAGTATCTAAAAATAGATTAGATATTGGCGTATAGTGTTTATCTGTAACAGAAGCGTCTTGCCAAAAATTTCTACCGCATATACGATCTATTTGTCTTGAAGCGCCGTCAATCGCGTTATCAATGTTTGTATCTTGGCCACTTCCGGATATACCAATATACGTTTTTAAATCTGATTTATCCACATATTGATTACCCATTTAAACCTACTTAGATTTATTTTCTTTTGGTGCTTTGGCCTTTACGCCAATTTTCCACTCTTTAGCTTGTGCATCAGTAATCTCTTGGCCTTTACGTCCAAGTACTTTACCTTTAGCCCAACCAGTCGGAAGTCCTTTAGCGGATCCCTCTTTGATTTCGCCTTTGTCATTCATATAAATATCTTTTTTGAGTTTCATTGTTTCCTTTCTTGCTTCAACCCCACCCGAATTACTTGCGTAGCTCGAGTGGGACATTAAAGCCATTCTAATTTCTTAGAAGTTTGTAATAGTACAGAAAGCTGTTGGTCTGTAAACGGGCATACCCATTCTTACAGTTGCTTTCATAACCATGATATCTTTTGTGAAGTTATCATCGTGTGAGTCGGACATAGCGACTTCCATACCTTGTCTTGCGACTAGGTGGACTGCTTGACCGCCACCAAATACACCAATAACTGGAGTACCTGCCGGACGAGTTGTATCAAGTACAACTGGTAGTCCCCAAAGGGAAGCAGTTGCATTACCTTGGAACTGTCCTGCACCAACAAATAGTGGGTTCAAAGATCCACTTGTTGTTACGGCATTAACTTCGGTTACTACTTGATACCAGTCGCTTGGGTGCATAATTATTGCATCCGGACTTAAGAAGCTATCTTTTTGTATTTCAGTAATTGCTTCGTACACTTGACCAATTCTCTTTAAGTTACCTGAGTAGCTTGAGTAATCGAATGTATTTATACCTGATACATTAAGAAATCCTGTTAAGTTTGCTCCTGTTCCGCCTCCGGCCATAATTTGATCGGACACAGCAAGGTTTACCATAGTTCTTAATCTTGAGTCGAGATATCCTTGTACAGCTGTTACATCGGCTAATAGTTCCTCTGTTACAGGCAAGAATGCCCCAATTTTTCTAATAGCTTCAGTTTTCTCGGTGAAAGCTAATGCTGATTCGCCAAGAGCAGATCCCTCTGCTGTTGCTGTTGCGTTATTAGTAAATGTTGTTTCTTCTAGATACTTATATTGAAACTGATCTGTTGTGATAGTGTCGATAAGATCTGGAATAGTTAACGGCGCCCTTGTTGCAGTAGGCACGATCAAATCTGATCTTGTAACTGCTGGTGGGTAACCGGTTTCTGTAAGAGTTGTTTTCAACTCTACTTGTGGATTCCATTTCAACTCTGATGAAACGTTCTTCTGTCCATTTTCCATAAAGGATTTGTAAGCATTTGAATCTAATAAAGCTTTACCAAGAGTTCTTGGTGTTTCTTCTTTAGCTTCTGTGTGTATTGCTTGTGGCTCTACTGCTTTACCTTTTTCGAAATCGGATTCCATAGCTGTTTTCTCTGCCTCAAATTTCTTTGCGGTTTTGATATCTTCAGCTAATGTGATCATTTCTTCGTTACGGACATTCCACTCAGCTAATTTTTCTGCGCCCATGCCTTTAGCATCAACATCTGAAAATTCAGCAAGTGTAGTTTCCCTAAGTTGTTGGAGATCCTTTTCTGCTTGTTTAATATCCAAGTTTGTTCTCCTTATATTCCTACTGTTTCAGTAAGAATTTCTATTGTTCTCTTAATTGTTTCGTTAGCTTCAACGTTTACTTCTTCTTCTACTTCTTCCGGACTAGCTTGTGAAAGCATTGTATCAATATCTTGATAAATCTCTTGGATCTCATCGGCTAGGGTAGATAAAGCTTCTGCTGATTCTTTACTCAACAATTTATCTTTCTTTAGGCGTAAGGCAGTAAGCTCCTTTGCCCTGTTTGTTACCGAAACTAATGCGTTAAGCACATCAGTTATTTCATCAGTAAATCTTTTCCCGTCTGTTTCATCTACTTCTACAATCTTTTCTTCGACTTCTTCAGTAGCATTTTTAACAGCAAGTGTATAGGTTTCTTGATTAGCCCCGACTAATACCGGACTAACTTCCCATACTTTTAATTCTTTTAAGTAACGTACGTCTTGAGTTTCCATACCGTCTTTTTGGAATGCACCTTTTTCGCTATCAACAACTTCATAACCAAAAGACCATTGTTGTAGATCGCCCATAGCTTTAACTGTGTTATAAGCTTCTCTACCTCTTTCGGTATCCATAATGAACTCGCCTTTAAATACTGCTTTGTCATTATCTTGTATGATTTCACCGCGTCCAATGACGTCTTTCCAATCGTGTCCCCATACCATAGCCACGCCTTTATCCCCATATCCACTTTTTATTGAATTAGGTAATACGACATCGCCGTCTGAATCTATTGTGTTAAATACAGAAAAAACTGCTTCTACTTTGCCTTCAACTTCACTTGCGAAGATTGGCTCTGCTATTGATTTCCATTCTTGACTTTTCAAATTTTCCTCACTTCGTGATATACAACTGTACATCTACAATTAATTACTTCACCCGCTGGCGCACCAAGAGTACTATCAGCAGGATACTTCATATTATAACCACCAACATTAAAATTTGCACCCTTTTCTACTCTTTGTCCGTCGGCTAATCTGTGTGTATCTCTTACAACACCGTCCCTTGCAGATAACCATTCTTTTTCTAGGTTAAGTCCTAATTGACTAACAGCTTCATCTTGTCCGAATTGCGATAAGGCCAAGCCCTCTGTTCTTGCAATTGTACTAGCTCTAGATAATCTTCTTTTACCAAGTGCGTCCGATATACCATTAGCAACATAATCTTCTAAATCTTTACCCCTAAGGCCTAGACTTATAGCTTGATCATAACTTTTTCTTAGATCTCTACCCAATCTTGCCCTTGTTGTTTTAGCAAGTTCAGGCATAGTTGTTTCAAGTCTTTTGCTAACAAAGTCAATAGCGCTTCTGTTATATCTTAATTCTTGTATAGGTACAGTAACGCCACTTCTTGATCTTAAAGGATAAAAACCCTCAACGATTACCTCTTGTCTAGGTTTACGCCTACTTGCACGTCTTATCTGATCTTCTTCAGTTGCACTAAACTTAAATTCTTCTGGCAACAATATTTCTACTTGATTAAAAGCGAAGTCTGTTGTCATAGATATATACAATTCATATAGATCTGCCGACCACTTCTTTGTATGATTATTAATTAAATTATTTAAAGGCACAATATTACCCACAATCGTTAATGGATTTACTTTTATGTAATCACTAATTAACTTATCTTGCTCTTTAAGTAATTTAAAATACTCTATACCCAATGTAAGATCCCAATTGTTTAATAAGCTATCGTAAGATTTCCATAAGATCTCTTTCATTTCTTCACTTTCAAATCTTTTATTGCGTTCAGATATCTCTATTTGTTTTAATCTACTTTTACGTACTATTAGTTCTAGAGCAGAATTTGCTTTTTCATCTCTTAAATTCATAGATCTAACTAACTTATTAGCCCAAGATCTACCTGCGTTACCGCCCCATAACGCCCAAGCTATACGCCCATTGCTTGGAAATCCGTCCTCGCCTACTCGATACCCTTCAGCTCTTTTGTCAACTTCGTGTCTAGGAAAGTATCTAGCGATTTGCCTCACCTTTTGTGGTGAAGCTTTTGTATTATTTACTAAGTATCTTGCCGATCCTCTACCAACTGATGTCCCACCGCGATTATTTTCCCTTACCCAATTCAATCCTTTTTGTGCTTCTTCTTTAGCGCCTTTAGGTATAGTGAAGTCTAAATCATCATAAAGTGCTTTTGTAAAACTCTTTTTGCTACTTAAAGGGTGGTTGCTTGGTAATAAATCTAAATCAAATCTACCACCGCGAAATCTACCGGTACGTAATGCAACTAAGAAAGCATTTACTCTAGCGTATGCCCATTGATCTGCATTGGTTACACTAGGCCTAACACTTCCGGGATTAGTATTATATGCACCAACGCCTCTTTTAAATACTGCAATTAACATACGTAAAGTTGCTCTGTATTTAGGATCTTTTGAATTGTGGGCTTCTACTTTTTTGGCTAAACCTTTTCTAACTGATTCGCTTATTTCTACTTTGACTTCTTTAATCTGATTCATTTGATTCTGCTAAAGCCAATTCGTATTCTTGATGAGTAGAACAAGGCATATAAATCAAATTACCGTCATCGTCGTGTGTGTGCGTACCGTTACATCCAAGTTCTTCTGCTCTTGCTAGTGCTTCTTCATTAGTTGTAAATTCATCTTTAGCTACTTCTTCTTTGATATCTAAGCTTTCAGTATGGGTTTCGTCCCCGTCGTATATTTGACTTATTCTTGCTTCAGCTAATTCTTCAGTAGGAAAAGTTCCATAAGTTTTAGTACCTGCGTCGTCATATACAATGTATTGATCATCTTCTTTTACAACCACTATATCTTGTGTTCTTCCCGCTTGTTGAAAAGCATTATCATTTTGTTCTTCTATGTCATCATCAGTATCAATAGTTTCTTCTTCAAACTCTGTACTTATTTCCGTTATACTCATTTCGCCTTTTTCTACGGGTGTTGCATTATTAGGTACATAATAAACATCTTCTGTTTCATCAATAGGTAAGCCAACCTTTTCCCTTGCTTCATTGACGCTCATCCAACCACCTTTGACTGCAACATTAATCTTTTCATATAATTCTTTTTCATCGCCTTGTAATGCTCTTACTTCGCTGAAATCGTATTCAGCTTTTGTTATAGCGTTGCTTTCGTAATCCGGTACAAGTAATTGATGAGTTAATTCAGCACCGATCATTCGCCACATAGGTATAAGTTTATTTTCGGTAAAGTATTCTCTAAGCACTTTTGCATTCGAATAAGTTGCTTGTGCTAATCCTGCACCAAGACCGGCCAATATTGCAGGTACACCAAGTACAGCTGATACTCTTTCTTCCGGTATTCTTCTTAGAGTTCCTATATCAAGTTCACTTGGGCTGAAAGATAATTTTTCTATATTCATATCGCCACTAAGAACTAAGGGTTGTCCTCTTTTAGATCCACCTACTTTTTGTTGATAAGTCTTTGCAATT